CATTGTGGACCGATATGCGCCGCCGTCCAGTTCAGGCCATCCCATCCACGCAATGGACCCGATGGACATCTGGAGCCGATTGACATAGTTGTCTCGGATCGCGTTCTCAAGATTCGCAGGGTTCCACGACGGAGGAGACGGATAGGTCGGGGTCAGGATGATGTCGCCATCGGGATTGATGGATGGCACCGTCGTATCCGGCAGCGATAGCCAAGGGCGCGTCTCGCGCATCAACGGCAGGGGGAGCGAACCCGCTGCGGTCCCTAGATCGTCAGCGCGGGCGCGGGCGGTGTTCACCGTCATCTCTGCGTTCAACGCGACCTTCGATGCCGGGAAGTCGAGAGGCTCAAACAGGAGCGGATTGGACGCACCGTGATAGTCCGTGGCCGACTCCGTCGAACGGAACGGAATCTCCATCGCCATCTTGGAGGCCGAGCGGTTGATCTGCGCCCGGATCGTGGATTTCCAGATGGATAGGAGTTCGTCAGTAGTCGATGCGTTCGCGCTCGACGGCTCAAGACCTCCGCAGTACGCACGCTTGCCGACCTTAGCGGAACCCGCGCCGGACATCATCGCATCCAGTTTCGCGGAATCGTCTTCGATCTTGAATACCTTGTAACTGTATCCCGTCACAGGAGTGGGGACGGGAATCCAGTTCAGCACATACCCCGTGAGGGAAAGCAGGAGGTCGATGCGCGAGGCCGTGGACATCGTCGGCCAGAGTTCGTAGTCCGCGAGCCTGTCGATCAGGGCCGCGTTCGGAAGATACGAATCGAAGTCGAACAGGAACTTGGACGCTGTGAATGTCGCCCCGCGCAGATCGTCCAGTTCCTCCCACATCCATTGAAGCAGTTCAGGAAGCGTCTTCGCGCTGCTCCATGAGAGGAAACGACCATCCCCGGTGTAGATGTCGTTCTCCGGCGCGTTGAACGCGCCGCGATTCCTAGTCTGCTTCCACCAGTACCGGATATCCACCGCCTCGACCATCATCACGCCTGCCGCATCGGAACGACCGAAGATCGGTCGAGGCGGCAGCAGAATCACATCCATGCTTACCTTGGAGGCCGTGTAGACGGTCGCGCTGTTCCGCTCCCGCCAATGGAATGTCGCGCTCGCCTTTCCGTATGGGCCGTTTGAGAGATAGAGCGACGCTATCTGATCGCGAGGAACAAGGCATCGGATTCGGCTGTGACGGCTTGCGCCGCCCGGGATATGGATGCTGAACAGATCGTCCATCGAAAGGCCCGCGAGTTCCGCCAGTTCCAAGATTTCCTCGGAGGGGAAAAACGCAGGAATGTTCCCCGCACCCGGGGTCGTATGGTTCGTCCATCGCTCAAACCACGCTTCGATCATGGGACGAAAGTCTCCGCAGGAACCGTGTACCGTTCGGTCGCCCCCACCGACGCGGTGAATACCGATGTGGTGTGAGCCTGCGAGGTCAGGGTCGCGATGGGTGCCAAAGTCGGGACGATTGTCCCGTTCGGTGCCGACCAAGTCTTGATCTCGCCCGCGTAGGCGCTCGACTCGGTTCCGAATCCTCCTCCAGCCGCGCCGTGGTCGTACATCGCGAACTTTCGCTCGTACACGCCGACGAAGAGCCTGTTTCCCTGCGGGTCGAACTTCCCGAACGCAACATCCCAAGTCTCACCGATAAGGTAGGCGTAGGACGGAAGCGGCCTTACTCGCTTCTGAGGAGCGGTGTTCGCGCGGCTGACCTCAATGCGCTCGCGCACGATGACCGTGGGCCGTCTCGTCTGCACAATCAGATCGGCCCCGGTCAAGTACATCGGAGACATCCGAATGATGCCGGAGTCGTAGTTCACCGACGAGGTCGATACGCTGTGGGCGACGATCTGAGTTCCGTTTGCGGTGTTCTCCGGCTGCTCCATGCTTGCGGAATACTGTCCACCCGAAAGTTCCGTGTTGCTCGTCACAATCCCATCGTCTGTAGGACACACATAGATCGTGATCGGGCTGTCGGTGTATTCGCCCGCCGTGATCTGCGTGAGCGCGGCGTACTTGATCGGCCCCGCCGTCTCGCTAGAGCAATCCATGCCGGAAATGAGGTTGTCGATGTAGTGCGGCACCATCCGATAGGACGAGCGCGTTGCGGGGGGAGTCGGGCAACCTGTCGGGGAAGCCTCAAGGGCGGTGAATGCCCCGTAGGGGTCCATCGTCCGCGATTCAACCCGCTTGATCTTGAACTTCTGGCCGACCATGAACGCGATTGGAGCGAGGACCGATGTCGCCGTGCTGCTCGTCGGGAACACCTGCGCGTCGAGTTCAAACCGGATGCTGTACGCGGTGAGCAGGTTTCTCTCGGTGATCTGCATTCGCGTGATGATGCAGTTATTGAACTGCGCGTTGATACGCGCCTTGCTCAACTTTACCGCCGCCTCAACGAGTTTCCGATTCGGAGAACCCGTCGTGAGGTTCATCAGGTTGAAGTCGCCCTCCAGATCGACGGAGAACCGACACACGCCGATGCCCGCGTCCTGCGCGGTTCGCTCGTAGGAGAACTCCATGTCCCCGACGCGGACCCCATCGGGGAGATCATGCGCGTACTGCTTGTCCACGATGCTGTATACGAGCGCCGTGCTGTACTGGTCGTACGCGAACTCCTGAGTCTCTCGCCGCCATCCCGGCCCCGGCACCTCCGGCAGAATCGCACGGCGGAATAGATCGGCAATCGGCGCGTAGGTGTACCACGACGCGGAATCCCTAGCCGGAATCTGAGTGTCGGATGCCGTCGCGTTACGAACCGCCCGAACCGTACCGTTCACGGATCGGGTCATGCGCCCCGTGGGGTCAATGCTCATCCGCTGCGTCCAGACATGAGAAACGATAGGCATATCGCACTTTGTCGTTGTCTCGGTGAGTTCAAAGTGCAGGAGAGCGACACCCGCGCCGATCACCTGATTTGCGGTGATCTTGAGCCACGGACCTCCGATTGAAGAGGTCGCGTTGTCCATGTCCACAAGAAGGTTCCCGTTTCCATCGTCAATCTTCGCGAAGTCCAGACGGGACGCATTGTCAAGAATGCTCGACCGGATCGCATCCCAATCCGCCTCCGAAATCATCGCGGTGCCTGAAACCGCATATCGAACGCCGTTCGGAGTCGCCTGATCGTCAGCAAGCCACGGCTCGGAGGTGAAGGATTCGATGTTGATGTGCTGAAACACCACATCCGACACAGCACCAACCGGACGGAATGTGAGAGAGCAGACGGGAGCGGGCATCGTTACCTCACATCGCGGCGTAGTTCCGCCGCGTGATTGCCTGAATATCGCCCATGAACCAGTTGTTCACGCTCCCGGCACCCTTCGGTGTCGTGTTCTGCGCCGTCGTTTTCGTGGCGATCAGAATTCCGTTGAGGATCACCGATAGCGTCGGGAAAGTCGCGCTCAACATCGTGGTGAACGCGCTGAGAAGCACCGTTCCCCAATCCGTCGCCTTCGTGAGCCATGCCGCGAACTGAGCCAACGGAGTGAGCGTCCTGTAGACCGCAGTCCAGAGTTGACTGAACACGACGCTGAGTTCCGCCGCTGCGGCGTTCACATGGATCATCATCGCGGCCTGCGCGTCGGATGCCTGCGTGGCGTAGAACTGCGCTCGGGCGTAAGCCGTGCCATTGACCGACGCATCGGTCAACTGTCGGCGGAACTGCGACAGTCGTTCGTTCGCCTGCGCGAACATCATGGCCCCGCTGAACCGCGTGATCTCATCGAACCGCCGCCTGACCAGATCGGCGGAAGCCGAGAGCAGGTTGTACGCCGCAATCGTCCCCGCGACCCCTACAAGAGCGGCACCGACCACCACGGCGACGGGCGCAGCCGCCGCGCCGAGAGCGGCAATGGCCTTCCCCGTCGATGCGCTCGTACTGAACAGCGATGCCATCCCGCCAATGGAGGGCGACCGCACGAACGACAGCATCTCGCCCTTGATGAGCGACCCTTCCTCGACCTGCCCAAGCCGACCAAGCACCCGTTCCCACATGGTCTTCGGTGGCGCGGTCGGTTCCGGCAGCGGGGGAGGCATCGGAACAGGCATCGACGGACGCACGGGGACGATGCGAGGAACGACGGGTCCGGGACCACCACCCGGACCACCGCCGCCACCGAACCGACCCGCCGATCCCATGTCCTTGATGTTGATGTTGATCGTTCCGAGGTCTTCCATCAGAACTTCACCGTCCATTCCATTTCATAGCCGAAGTCCCAAGAATCCTTCAGGGTCAGCCATCCGTCCAGTTCGGGAACGGCCTGTACGGTCCCCCCGTTCCTGAAGACAAGCGAGATGACCATCCCGGGATAGGTACGCTGCACCAGATACTCGCGCAGCGTGTCAACGAACTGCTGAATGCCCTGCTGACCCGCGATCCGTTCGGTTCCGCGCTGCATGGGGTCGAGGAACCCGCGCCACCAGACCGTGAGTTCAATCGTGGTTCGGATCAGGCCGACACCGCTGTTCGGATGCACGGCGGTATCCGGGCCGGGAACGATCTGGATCGCGTACTGGCCGACCACCTCGTCAATCGGAGCCTCGACCACATACACGGCATCACCCAAGCCCTGTTGGGACATCCATGCCGCAAGATCGTCGCGCATCGCGTACAGGATTTCCGAAACGCTAGCCATTCGCCCCCCTGTTCATGCGTGCCTGTATCTCGACCCGCTGCGCGAGAGCGTCGTTCCCGCTCGACTGATAGATGCAGGCTGCGAGCATCTTGGAATCCCCAAGCGCGACTGCAATCGCCCGCGCCATGACGAGCGCCTCCGAAGCCTCCACGGCGGGAATGTTTGCATGAAGGCCCATAGCGGTGTCGGGGTCGAATTCCTGCGGCAACCGCCCGTAGACGGAAAGGAACCTTGCGGTTGCCCTTAGCCTTTTCCCGCTGCATCCATCCGCATGGTCATGCGATGCCATGCCGCGATCAGCCATGCGTCCATCGCGCCCATTGCGACCTCTGGCGTGCGCGATGCCTTCCGAATCGCGTCGATCACGACCTGCGGCGACGGTTCCGCGCCGGGGACGGCGGTCGCCTGAATGGTGGCGACAACCTCCATGTACTGCACGATCAGTTTGCCGTTCGGCAGCGAGACGGCGAACAGCATCGGGTCGTTTTCGTCGTTGAGGTCGATCATGTTCAGGAATCCACTAGCGTGTACAGGATGTTGCTGCCGTTCGGAATGGCGCTGAACGCAAGCGTCAGGACACGCTCGCGATTTCCCCATTGCGAGTCGCCGTATCCATCCGGCTGAAGATAGCAGCGGGTGAACTCAAACGCCTGCCCGGTCGCGATGGATTCGATCCGAACGCCGAATGTCTTCACGCCCGCAACCATCGTTGTTCCGACCGCCGCCGAGTTGTATGTGCCGCGCTGCTTCGCGAGGAGGCCCGACAGAACCGCACTATCCCACTTGACGAGGGCGACGGAGATGCGGGCGCTCGTTCCGGTCAGAACAAGTTCGACCGGGACCGCGCCGCCGATTACCGTCTTCACCTCATGGTGATTGTCGGTGAACTGCACAGCCGGAAGGTTGTCGTTGTCGCTGTATCCGAGCGTCACGAACGATCCGGCGGTGTTTACGGAGATTTCAGTAGGACCGGGGATGAACAGATTGGTCGGCATAATCAGCCTTTCAGGAGCGAACGAAGTCCGAGATAGATTGAGGTTCCGAGCGTCCGCAGGTCATCCCGCGTCGGCATGATAAACGGGCGCGACGGAACAGTCACGCCCCGGCGAATCTTGCGCGTTCCGGTGACGATGTAATCGCGACCACGGACCAGACCCTCCAGTTCCGGGTTATTTCCCGTTCCGTGCTGTCGCTTCCCCTTCTTGGTGAGCGGGATGAAGTTTCGCCCACGGGTCTTGAATCCACGGTCGTGGTACGCGCCGTATCGAAGCCCGCGCATCGCGATCTTGATCGTGTTGCCTTCGGCGCTCCCTAGCGCGGACAGGCTGCGCTGCAACTTTCCGGTATCGCGGAGAGGCTGACCGCCGAACCTGTAGTTCACAGTCTCCACCCGGTAGAAGGTCCGCTTCACGGGCTTGCCGTTCACCATGACGGTGCGCCGCCGCTTGAAGAGCGCAACCGCACCCTTGGGAACCCTGCTCATCCATGAGCGACCGACCACACGCTTGATCGGGGCGTGCTTGACGGTCTTGCCGCCCTTTGATCGCCCTTCGTTCTCATCAATGTGGTCCTTCATCCACGCGGACGCAACGACGGCGATGCCCTGCGTGACTCGGGGGTTACGCAGGGCTTCACGGACCTTCTTGCGCCATTCTTCGCTCATGGATAGGTCGTGGCCCTTCGTGCCGGGAAGAACGCCGAGTTCGCGGCGCTGTTGTACCACGCGAGATTCGATGGGCTGACCGCAGCGACGAGCGGAAGTCCCGCCTGCACATTCTGTTCGACCGTGCCGAACAACATCTTGCCGTCGCGCAGTCCCTCAAGGTACGAATACGCCTGCTTGATCCGCTGCTCAATCGCAGGGCTGATCTTCGCGCCGCGCCTCTGGAACAGGAACTCGGTCGCGAGATCGACCACAATCGCGATGACGAGCGGGTCTTTAGCCGCGACGAGCGCCGCGAGTTCCGTGTCGTTGTAGATGTCTCCCACCCGGCAGTAGGCCCGCAGGGTGGCCGTCCCGCGCTCCAACGCCGCGTCCGTAGCCGAGTTCGGCCCGGGCATCGGAACTCCCGCATCGCCGCACAACTGCGCGATGATGTTCGCGTCGAGAGCGTGTTCCAGATCGGCGTAGGTCGCGTATGCAGCCATGTCATGCTCCTAAAAACAGCCGCAGGGACGGGGCGAACCCCGCCCCTGCGGGCTGCATGGAGGGGAGAAGATCACGATGCGTTGATGACATCGCCAATCGCGAAGCCACCCACGGGGGCGACGAGCGCGGCGGCGCTGTTGTCGATCACGCGGCCCTCAAGGCGACGGTTGCGCGGATCGCTGAACTGCTCGACGGTCATGTCCTCGTACGCGAAAATCTGGAGGGTCGAGAACGAGGTGCTGCCCTCGACACCGACCAGACCGCCGGGACGCGACACGAAGTACGCGCCGTTGCCGAGGACATACGACGAGGTGAGGGAGGCAGCGCCCTTCTTGCTCGTCACCTTCACCGAGTCATCGACCACGACATCGCCAAGTCCGAACAGGGTCGGCGGGATGCCCCACCGCGAGAAGGTGTCCGAACCCTGAAGGAACGACAGCGCCGCGCCGTAGTTCTTCACATACGCCTTGACCTCCGGCGACTGAGAAACGGTCTGAGCGACGGTCGGGCTGATGACCATGATGAGTTGATTCGGGCTGACCGCGCCGCCGCTCGACAGCGAGACGAGCCGCATGACGGTCTGAATCGACTTCTGGATGTAGCCGTTCGCCTCGGTGCTGCCATCCCACTTCGACCCCGCGCCGACCGACAGGGGGGACGAGTTGCAGAAGGCCGCGTAGTTGTTGCCCCAGTTGCCCGAGGTGGAAAGGACGGTCGCCGCCTGCATCGTGCGGCGGGTCATCGCCAACTGCGCCTTGCTGCGGGCGTGCTGCGCGACCACATCCCACGCCGCCTGCGCGGTCGTTTCCTGCGGGATGTAGAACGGGAACGCGAACCGCTGCGTGCTGTACTGGATGAAGTCGAACGAGTTCTGCTTGCCCGTGGGCGCGTCGTTGCCGAGCGGCCACACGAACTCCTTCTCGTCGGTGACGCGGACATTGTCCGAGACATCCTGACGGAGATAGTAGCCCGTCATCTTGGTGACGGGGACCAACTGCGCGTAGCGGGACAGCGCGAACGAGTTGACGCTGCGCGTGAACTCGACCTGAAGCGCCCCGGTCGCGAGATCGTTCGTGGAGGGGATGAAGGTCGAAAGACCACCACCCGCGACGGTAAATGCCATGTGATTGCTCTCTTTCTAGTCGGAGTCAGGGGTTGGATCAGGAGAAGACGGGGCCGCGATAGCCGAAGCGGAACGCACGGATGATTTCTCCGCTCGCTCCACCCTCAAGCGCGATGTACGAGGAAACCGCAGCCGCGCCTCCCGCAGCGACGGCCTTTCCGTTCGCATCCGATTCAAGGAACGCGCCCGCAGTCACATTGCCACCGCATTCGATCTGTACGGTGTTCGTCGGCTGAAGGCTGATCTGCTGACCGCTGACCGCGTGGAAGGTTCCGTCGAACTTGTTCACGGAGCCGTCCGTCACGCCGATTGCGTAGTCGCCTTCCGCAGCGGCCTGAGCGCCCTGAAAGGCACCGCTGATCTTCACGAAGCGGAACGGGGAGATGTCGCCGGAAGCGACGAGGTTGGGGATGAATCCGAAGTCTGCCATGTTGGGTTCCTTGTGCTTACCGCTTCACGCGGGCGTTGACTGCCTTCACGAACTCCTCCGGCTTGCCCGCGAACTCGCGGACAAGGTCGGAGATGTTTCGGGTATCCGAATCGGAGTGACGGAGAGTGGCGCGGCCCATGTCGATGCGGACTCCGGTCGAGTCACGCGAGAACAGGTCGCGCCAAGTGTCGATGAGCGAGGCCGGGTCGCGGCTCGCGGCGAGTTCCGCGATCAACTGCGGGCGGCGCTCGGACGGAATCCGGTAGCCGTCCTGCTCCATCGCGTCGAGTTCGCGGGAGAACTTCTCCTGCGCGAGTTCGCTGCGAATCTCGCGGAGTTCGCGGGCCATGCGGGCGTTCTCGCGACGGAGCGCGAAGACATCGGCGCGGCCCGGACGCGAAGCCGGGAACATCTCGGCCTCCTCGTCCTCCTCTTCCTCCTCTTCCTCATCGCCGTGCGAGTCGATGTCGATGTGGATGCCGTCGCCGTCGCCCTCCTCCTCAGCGAACTGCTGAGTGAGCATATCGTCGGCCTCCATCTCCTCCTTCTCGCCCTCGCGCTCGGCGTTCTCCATCGGCTCGTCCGACTCCTCGTCGTATCCGAACCGCTTCTTGAACTCGTCCTGAAGAGCCTCCATCGAAGCCTTCATCGCAGCGAGTTCGCCGCGAATGTCATCGTCTGCCATGTTGCGATCCTTCGTTCCGGGGATGAAAGTGGAAAGCCCGCCACCGACCGTCCCCATGTCGAAGCGGAGTGAGCGAGCAAAGGTCACGCGGTCGCCAGACCGCACGAAATGCGTGTCCGGCAGCGGCCTTCGCGGAGTCTCGCGACCAAGCAGCGCGACCTCCGACAGATGGTTCTGCTCTTGCCAGATTTCCGCGCTTCGACGCGGGAACGCATTGGTCGCGAGCAACTTGTCGAACACGCCGCGCTCGACCTCGCAGTCGCCCACGATGTATCCAACGCCGCCACGCTCCTCGTAGCGAATCTTGGTGAAGCGCCCGACGCTCGACTTCGGTTCCTTGCCGTCGCGTTCGTGCATCACGACGAGCCGTGGATACGATCCGCGATCCATGTACTGCGCCGTCGATGCGACGATGTCGCGCACGCGGTCGTTGTCGAACTTCTTCAGTTCGTCATCGTGGTCGCCGTCGATCCCACGGTCATAAGCGCAGAAGACCTCAAGATCGTGGATCACGACCTTGTCGCCCATGTCAGAGATTCGATGCGATGGCTGCGTCATCGTGTGTCACCAGAATACTAGCCGGAAATGAAGCCGGGATCGGGAATAAGACCCTTGTCAATAAGCGCCTGACGGTTGCCGTTCGCGCGTCGGATCGCCTCCATGTCCGGCACGCCGTCCTCGTCGCACAGACCCTCCGCGAGCGCCTTCGCAATCGGGATCGGAGTCCAAGAGCATCGGCAGTTGAACCCGAGCGGAGTGGGGATGCCCATGCCGTCGATCTGATCCGTCGTGGCAATGTAGCCGTCGAGCGCACGATGCGATTCCCGGGTCCGGGTGTCCTTGGTCGCCCGGAACCGCATCAGCGGAGCGAACTTCCGAACCACCGGATCGCGGCAGATGTCAAGTTGACCCTGCGTCTGAGCGCGGTTGATGTTCGTTCGGTAGATCGTCTCAAGGCGAGCCGCCGTCAGGTCGGTCCCCGTCTCAAGCACCGTCTGCTCGACAAAGTCCCCGACCCCGAGGTCGATCAGCGTCTTGCCTGCCACGCTCTTCGTGACCTCTCCCCGAATCGCCTTGGCGAGCAGGTCGCGGGTTCCCTCGACCTGTTCCTGTGTCATCCCGGTGGCGAAGAACGACCCCTGCACCGCCGCCTGCACGGCGGGAGTCCTGCGGACCTTGACCGCCTCCGGCAACGGCTTCTTGGTCTTGGGCGGCTCCGGTCGGGCCGTGCCGGAGATGAGCGCGGCGAGGTCGGGCGACCGGGCGGCGATCTCCGACAGGGCGTTCGCGGCCTCGTCATCCCGCAGTTCCCCGGCTGCGCTGAAGGCGTGCGCGATAAGCGCCTCCCACTTCTCCCGGGTCATCGGCAGAAGCCGAATGAACCGATCCACGACTTCCCGGGCGGGGCCGGACTCAAACCGCATCGTGAGGTTGTCGATGCCCCGGTCGAACCGGGAGACGGGCGGCTCGCGAATCTCGCGCAGCGGCACCCCGGCGGCTCGGGCGCTCGCCGTCGCGCCCATCGCCCACGACACCAGAAGGATCGCCGCCGTGTCGGCGGTCCACCGATCCCACGCCTCCGAAGCGTCCTTGCCCTCGACGCGGGCGGCGACGGCCTCGCGGTAGGCGGTCGCCCCGTCCTCTAGGAGCCGCTTGAGGAGGTTGTCCGAGGTCGCGGCCATCACCACCAACTGCGGCGGCTGAACGCCTTGGGAGCGCCCTGCGCGGGCGGCTCGCCCTCGTCAGGGACCGATCCGCCCCCGAGGATGGCCGACAGCGGGTCGGGTGCGCCCGCCGCCTGCGAGGCCATGCCGAGAACGGGTTCACCCTCTCCGGGCTGCGAGAGGCCGAGGAGGTCGCGGACCTCCGACTCAGCGACCCTGCCGCCCATCTCCACGAACGCGCGGATCGCTTCAAGGCGTTCCTTCGGGTCCGGGCGCTCGGGCGCGAACTCAAATCGCAGGCACGAAATGTCCTCGTCCTTGCCGCCGAGCATCTTCGCGACGATCCGCACGAAGTCGTTCGTGAGGCTGTCCGCGAGCGCGTCCGCGTGGTAGCGGATGATTCGCGAGAGCGTGTCCGCGTGCAGGTTCGCGACCCCGGAACCAAGCCCGGTCCCCTGAGCCTCAGAGGACAGCGACTGACCGAGGATCGCTTCCTTGATCTTGCCGCTGAACCAGTTCACCAGTTCCATGAACACCTGAGCGCGGCCTGCGTTCGGTTCCTTGATGTCGATGTCGTAGATTTTCTCGGTTCCGCTCTGCGGGAGCAGGACGGAGTTGTCGTTCGTGAGGTTCGACAGAACCGTCTCCATCATCTCCCGGCCCGCGTCCTGACCGAGCGGGTAGTAGCCGACGCGAATGCCCATCGCGTACCGCTCCGCGTAGGTTATCGCGTCCTGAAGGATTTCCTGCTTCGCGAGCCACATGAACCAACAGACATCGCGAGCGCCCACGCCGCGATAGATGCTCTCGGTGGAGTTCGGGTCGTTGAAGTCGGGCGCGTTCACGAACACGCGGTGCAGCACGACGGCCTTGCGCTCGCGCTCATCGAAGATGTGGACGCGGCTGTCGAAGCCGATGTTCTGCGAGGACGGCCCGTGCGCGGAGTAGTCCGCGCCGACGCGCATCGCTAGGTTGCCCCGTTGGTCGTATGCAAGCGTGTCCGGGTGGAACGGATACCACTCGCGGACCCTGACCCCGAGCCGGGAGTCGCGCTCGTAGACAAGGTTGCAGGCGGCGTTCCCGTACCACACGGCTTCGTGCATCGCACGCACGAAATCCGAGCGGCGCGGCATCGCGTCGAACACCTTCGCCACCTTCTCCGCGAGTTCGGCGGCGGCGGCGTTGTCCTCGTCCGTGCAGGTCACGGCCCATTCAAGGCTCGCGAGCGTGACCTGAAGGGAACGCAGGACACCTTCGATGTCCGCGTCGGCCCGCATCATCTGCTGATACTGCGGATTCAGGCGGTAGGCGATGCTGCTGTTCCGCAGCATCTTGTCGGCGGTCGTGAAGAACGAACGCTGCACCTCGACTGCGGTCGCGAGCGGCGAAGTAAGCCCGCGCTCGACCGGAGCCGGGAGCGGCTTGCGCGGCCTCTCCTCGACGGTCAGGCCGTTGGTGAGCGGGTTTCCGTCCGTGGGCTTCTTCTTCGCCATCGCGTCCTCAGATCAGGGGCTTCAACTGGCGCAGGATGCGCTCGGCATCCTCGCCATCGAACTGCTCGACCCCGTGGTCGGTGGTGACGGTCACGGTACCGCCGAACAGGCTCACGCGGACGATCCGCGCCCACGGAATCCAGACCTGTTCGCTGACCTGAAGGGCGGGGATCACGGCTTCGTCGCCTTCGCGCCGGGGCGGGACATCATGCTCTTCAGGTGCTGATAGTCGTGCCGCAGTCCTGCGGGGGTGTTTTCATCAATCTCGCGTAGAGCCTGCGCCATCAAGTTGTACAAAGCCGACTTATCACCGCGCCTCATCGCCTCAACGGCGGCAGCGAGTAGGGAGTTCAACTTCTCGGCATCTCCGAACCGCGCCTTCGCGCCGGGGCGGGAAAAAACGCCCATAGCGCGGCCCTCTTGAATCAGTTTGCGAAGGTACTTCTTCTGATCCTCAGACAACAGCCCGCGATTCTGCATCTTGACAAGATCGGTTAGCAGCAGCCCCGCCTCATCGTCGCCGTCCGCGATGTATCCGCTTGCAAGGTCTAAAAGCGCGTCAGCATTTCCAAACTTCACCTTCGCGCCGGGACGGGACATCTTGGTTAGATGAGCATCTGCAACATCTCTAGTACCGCCCTCGTCCCAATACACAACATAGGTCGGATAGCCATGTGCATCGCGCATCAACCTATCAATAACGCCTGTTTTCGGGTTTCGGCCCTCATGGCTTACAACGCGATCACCCTTCTTGTAGCGGTGATTTCCCTGCGGGTTTGGAGTCCACGGGGCAGTTGGGTGAAACGATGCGTAATCCGCAAACTCTGCCTTTGTGCCGGGGCGGGACATGGCGGCTTTGGCCTTCATTTCGTCATAGAAGGCCACCGCCCCCGCAGGGAGTTTGGAGCGGTCGCGCTCGACCATCGCGGAAATCGAAGCGAGGAGCGAGCGCATCTTTGCGCGGTTGCCGTTCATGCCCGCTTTCTCCGCTTCCGCGAGAACATTGAACACATGAAGCGCCTCGTCGGGAGTCCCGAACTTCGCCTTCGCGCCGGAGCGGGAGAACTTGCCGCCATTGGCGACCCAATCCCGCAGTTCGCTAGTCGCAACGCCCTTGCGGACCATGTCCTTCGCCGCCTGCATCACGGCCTGCGGAAGCGGCAGGTTCGGATTGGTGGCATGAACGCCCGCCGCAAGGTCGGCAAGCAGCATCGCCGTGCGACCCCGGAGGAAATACAGGTTCTGGTCGATCCACGAATGCGCCGCCAGTTGCGGCGCAGTTTCCGCGCCAAGGATTCCCTGATGCCATGACGCATGAGCGAACTTGGCCTTGCCCTCGCTCCATCGGGCGAACAGGCTGACCGTCTCAGCGCCGCCGACCTTCTTGACGAGTTCGCGCAGCGCCTCGTCGTTCTCCGGGCGGTCGATGCCCGCAGCCGCAGCGGCCTGTCCGAGCGCGAAAGCGTCCTTCGCGCCGGGGCGCGACATCTCAATGCGGTTCATGTCGGGTTCCTTGTGAGTGGACTTGGTGCCGGGGCGGGATGCCTTGGTTCGCTTGGTGAGCATCTGTGCCGCCGTCAGAACAAGGTCGTGGTAGTAGTTGAACTTCTTCCCTTCCGGCATCGCGTTCGCCGCCTCTCGCGCGTCCTTGATGACATAGCGCAACTGCTCGTCGGAAAGACCCGACAGCCATTCCTTTGCGGCGGCAAAATCAAGATGCACCTCGCCATTCGGCAGTTCGCGTTCGGCGCGTCCCATCTTCGCCTTGCCGGGGCGGGACATTCTCTGCACGGGGTTCTTGAGTTCGGCCTGCAGTTGCTGCGCGGTTGTGGACATCTTCGCGATGATTTTCTGTGCCTCGCGATAGTTTCCCGCGAGCAACGCCGCGTCGAGAGCCTTCGTCCAACTCTTCAACAGGGCAATGGCGTTACCGATGTCCTCGCGGTATTCCTCTTCGGTTCGTCCCATCTTCGCCTTCGTGCCGGGGCGCGATGCCTTCACCGCCATGCCCTCGGAAATCCACATGATCGCTCCACCCTCCTGCCGAACGCCGTACTCGACCTCAAGGCGCTGCCCCGGACGGCGGCGCTGAATGTCGCCCACCGAATCCGGCTCACGGATTTCCACGATTTCCCCGGCAGTTTTCGCAGGGGACGGCTTGTACGCAATCCGGTCGCCAATCTTGAACTTTGCCATCGTTGCCTTCCTTGCGGCCTTCAGTCCCCTCTGGGGGTTGTATGGGTGGAGTGACGATTCGGAAAGCATAAGCCTTGACCGCCCGGTCGGAAGCGAGTTGAAGTCCACCTGATACTCCGGTTCCGGTTCCGAGTGTGCAAGAACCCGAACGACAGTCCCGACATGAAGCGAAGAGCCAACATTATGGGTGACGCGATCTCCGATCTTGAACTTCGGGGGATGTTCAACGCCCCGGATGTGATCGCGCGTCAGGCCGCGCAGCCATCCGTCGTAAAACGCCTTGTCGATTTTCTCTGCCGCTGAGGACATCGGTTCATATCCATGCTTCAGCAGTCTGATTCGCGCAAGGGCTTCCGGGTCATCAATCAGGCGCTTGATCCCGCGCCGCGATGCCCGCTGCCCGTATTCCTCACCAATGGACTTGGCATAATCAAGCGGCACCTTTCCAACACGAAGTGACCCCATCGTTGCCTTCCTTGCGGCCCCACGGGCCGATTCGCTCTTGTCCAGTTGCCTTGACTTGCTCGCGGCCCACTCGCGGCCCGCAGCGCCGCCCCAGAGCAGGAACGAGATGTAGCCCGCATCGTCCTCGCCGCCCTTCTCGTTCCCCGCGTGCCGCGAGAAGAACGAGTGCATCCGGCGCACGGTGTCGGGGGAGAGATTCGCGCGGTTCTTGATGTCGCGTGCGCGGGCGACCCCCACGGCGGTTCCGCCCTTGCCGTGCTTCTCGCGGAGTTCAAGCCCGCGAGCCGCGTTCGATGCCATCTGCTCGGTGGGCTTCAGGTCGATCTCGGAGAACCGGGCGCGGGACATCGTCGCACCCGCGCCGTGGAACTGGCCCTCGCAGACGCAGTCGCACATCGGTCCCCGCGCCATGCGGCACCGTGCGCCGCAGGTCGTGGGCGTTTCGGTTCGCTCCCACTTCACGACCCGGTCGATTGCCTGTGGCGGCGACGAGTTCGTGACGAGAAACCGGGAACTTGGGATTCCGATAGGCGGTCGATCCGCGTAGAGCGCCTGCATCTTCTCGCGCACCCACGCATCGACCCCGACAGCGCGAACCTCGTTGGCTTCGGCCTGTCCCCACTCCCTGTTTGGGTCGAGAGCGGCGTGCGCCCTGCTCAGATAGATTTCACGCCACTTCGATTCGGGCCACAGAGCGCGTTCGTCTAGCGGCTGACGCTTCGCACCCGATTTCTTCGTGTACCCATCCTTGCGCGTCGGAAACAGCCTCGCAAACTGCATTGCCGTGACCTCGCGCAACTGCCCCTGCTCGACCCTTGTCCCCCCTGCGAAGAACTTGGTTTCCGTTCGCGAGAATGTGGAGCGGGTTCCGCACATGGTGGCGAGTGTATCAGCCGAACATCGGTCGCTTGGGCTTCGTCGCGCCAAACAGCCTACCAATCGCGTCGGGCCGTTCTATTCGCTTGACATTCATGTCGCCCCGGGTAAGCGATCCCCTCGTCGCCTCGCCGCACAGGTCAACGACCGTGTCAACCGTATCGTCGTGCGATCCGGCGGGGAACGACATCATCTCGTCTAGCACGGGTTGGAACTGAGGAAGCACCGATCCGCGCTCGTCGGTCGGGAACAGCAACTTGCCTCCGGCCACGAACGGCTGCGCTCCCGCCGCGCGGATGTGCTTGTCGGTCGCACGCTCGACCGCGACCATCGGCTGCGAGGTCATCGTCACGAACTGGTCGAAGATGCCCTTCTGAGGGCCGTTCGCCTCGGCCAGAACCACGCTCGCGCCCCGGCGGGACAGCAGCGCCGCCGCCAGTTTCGCGAACTCGGGGAACGCCTCGCGGACGCGCAGGATGTCGGTGAGGTACAGGTTCCGGTCCTGATCGACCTCCCCGACGAGGCAGACCGAGAAGTCGGGATCGTCGCGCTCCTGCGCCTTGCGACCGTAGCCCCAATCCACCGCCGCCACGACCCGGGAGACGGTCGGGCGCTCGCCCGCCCGGTAGTAGCGCACCCACTCGGGCCGGAACACAAGCAGGTCGCTCGACAGCGGCACCAGTTCGTAGGCTCGGGCGTAGGCCATCGGGCCGAGTTCGTTCCGGCGATCCGAAAGCACCTTGGGGGTGAACACCTCGGGCCACGGGCTGTCGGTACCCCGGCAGGGTCGCCGGAAGAGCGAACCGTCTGCCGCGTGCGTCTTGCGCCAATCGGCGGTCTGGTCATCGGTGTGGAACGGGGTCGCGGTCCTCCAGACCCGGCTCGGATGCTGCGCGGACGGGTCGAGCATCGGCATCCAGATGTTCGCGACGGCTTCCTTGACCTGATCGCGGAGCGCGGGCTGTAGCACGCTGTTCCGAAGGTCGCAGATGTCATCGAACCACAGGATGTCGGCTCGGCCTCCGGTTCGACCGAAGATGCCCGCTCCCTGCACGGACGGGTCGCGGCGGGCCGGAAGTCCGGGAGCCGTGACCGACCACGCCGTCACGGTGTCCTCACCCGGCTTGAGCCGCACCTTCGGGAACACGGCTTGGAACGCTTGGCTGCGGACGATCTCGCGCACGAATCGCGTCGTGGCGGCTGCGGCCTCGTCGTTCTGCGAGATGTACTTGAACCGGGTTTCCGGCCTGACCCCTAGCCACCACGCAAGCAGGTACGCGCCCGTGCTTGTCTTGGCGTGGCCGCGCGGCAGTTCCGCGTACCAACTCCCGTTCTCAATCGCATGGCACAGGAAATCGCGCTGAAGGGCGCTGACGGGCCTTCCAAGGCACAGAGCGACGAACGCCGCCGGATTCTCCCGGGCGGCTTTGACGGCCTCCTCGGGCTTCAGCGGGGCTTGGGCTTTCGGCACGGCTTGGTGGGCTTGGTCGGGGCGGCGGGCCGCAGCGAGGCCGCTACGGCCTGCAACTGCGCTTCCGAGAGGCTATCCATGATCTGCACCCGGTCGGTCGCCTGACCCGCGTCGAGCCGGATGATGCGATCCAACTGGATCGCCGCGTCGATCCGCTGTTGGGTCAGGTGCGCGAGCGCCTCGCTCGCCCGGATGCGGTCGCGGGTCGCGGCCTGCTCGTCCTGAGCGATGGAGAGGAGGTCGATGGGGATGGTCGCGAACGCCTCTTCCGGGATGTCCCATCCCTGATAGACGGCGGCTTCAAGGATGCGGAGATGTCCGCGAGTCCCTGTACGACGCGGTCCCCCCTCGCCCCCCTCGGGGTTGTGGCGCTCGTCGCTCATGCGGGCATGGTATCCGGCGATTCTGGCTGCGCCATCAATCCTCCCACTCGTCATCGTCGGGTTCGTTGCGGCCCCGCTCCTCGGCCATCGCCGCCCAGAGCGGCTTGAGCGGCACGGTGACGGTTTCCGCGTTCAGGTCGTGGATCGCGATTCGGAGCCAATCCGCGTGGGACAGGACGGCCTTGCCGTCGCCCGTGATGAACCGATTGAACGATTCGTTCTCCATCCACATCCGGTCGCGCTCGGTCGCGAGAGATTCGATCCGGTCGGCGGCGGCGGTCATCGCGCGGCGTTCGGCCTCGGGAACGAGTCCAGAGGCGAGCGCACGCAGTTCCGACGCGAGTTGCTTGTCTGTCTGCGCCATCCGTTTACACCGTGTCTCGGGTCGGGATTCCGCTCGGCATCGCCGGGATCATCGGCGCATGAATTGGGTTGAGTATAACAGGCTTGTGCGACAGGCTCAGGCGTGGTTCACCCGTCGCAGGGTGTCTAGCCTCGACGGCAGGGAGCCGGAGGACTACGCGCTTGAAGCGATGCGAGCGCCGGAGCAGACACAGGCTCGGCGGCTCTATTTCGACCTCATCGACGGACAGCGCCGCGAGTACGGTCGCGTCAAGGACGGGAGGCGGTCGATGCGACGATGGCATGACCCTCTCCCGCTACGGGGAATCCCCGTCACTCACGACAGAACCGACCGTGATTGGATCGCGCTCTGGCCGTTGAAGACCGAGCGGGAGCGGGAAGTCGCGCTCTTGCTCGCGGCGGGGGCGACCAAGCCGGAGACGGCCATGCGGCTCGGGATCAGCCTTGCGCGGGTGTGTCAACTCTGCGACCGGATCGCCATTCGGGTGATGGAGCAGGGGTCGGATGTGTTCTCCGGCGACCGGGACCGCAGGGTCCGTCTGGAGGGGCATCGCCTGAAAAAGCCAAGCGCCCTCCGGCGCGGTCGGGGTTCGCGCCGGAGAGCGGATGGTCGGGGCGATTCGGTCAAAGCGCCTGAAGGATGATGTAGTTGCCGTTCTCGACCTCGCGGGCCTCGGGGGTTCCGTCGCGGACGGAGTCGAGGGCGCAGTCGCAGTCGATCAGTTCCTCGCCCTGCCGGAACCCATGCCTCTCGACGGTGAATCCGCGTCCCCGGCAATGGGGGCAGGCGCGGTCGGCGCGGAGGATGACGGCCTCCCGGATTCGCACCCAGTTGATTCCGTCGCTCACTTGGCACCCCCATTCGACTCAGCGAAGCGGAGGGCCGCATCAGCGGCGAACATCAGCGCATGAATGTAGTGCGTTCGCTGCTTGGTGTTCCACCCGTCGAACGCGGGGTCGTAGGCGGCTCCACCCATCACGATAACCGTGGCACCGATCATTCCCTCGACGAAGTTCCAATGCGCGTCCGTGTTGCCCCGTCCGCAATGCGCGAGATTCTTGATCGCTCCGCAGAGCGATTCGTGCAGCAGGCTCATCGTGGAGGGGTTTTCGACGGAGCATCCCGACACGACGCGGGCGACCTTGCGGAATGGCGGGAGCGGCATGACCTCCCCCTGATACACAGCGCGGTTCAACTCAGCCATGCGGAACTCGTACAGGTCGGCGGGGGAGGCGGTCGCGATCTCGGATTCGGTCAGCATTGCGATTTCCTTTCGGTTGAGCGGGGCGACTTGCCCCGCGACACGGAGATGCTAACCCCTATCGGCACAGGGTGCAAGCCGACTTGACCGGATTTTTCGATTTACTTCAGGTCAAGCCGGGTTCCCCGCTCCGCGAGCCTCGCGCCGGGAACCTCCGACCCGGCCTCAATCGCCTGCCGGATCGCGTCCTTATCGACCTTGACGGAGTAGACCGGGACCACGAACTCGGGCGGCAGCGCCGCCTCGTCATCCACCAGAACGGGCCGCTTGCCGCCGTTCGCGCGGACGGACAACTGGAACCGCTCGGTCTGCACCTTCGTGCGGTTCGTGCGCTGCATCGCCTCCATGAGCGCGAGCCGGAGCCGGGTGGCTAGGAACTCGTCCCGCTCCGCGAGGGCGGCGAACCTGCGGGCCTCCTCGCGCCGCGCCGCAGCCCTCGTCTCCGCGTTTCGGATCAGGGCGGCGTAGGAGTCGGCCTTCGCGTCGAACGCCTGCGCGAGCGCGTCGATGTGTTCCAGAGCCGCCGAAGCGCCCTCCGGGTCGGCCTCGTCGCCGTCCCCGATCAGGCGGTCGAACGCCGTCTGCACCGCCTGCATCTCCTCGGTGATCGCGTACAGGCTCATGGCTTCCTCCCTGCGTTGGGTCCGACCGGATGGTCCTCGTCCGTGGCGCGGAGCGCGATCCGGTCGCGAGCGGCCTGCATGACGGCGGCTCGGAGTTCGCGCAGGGTTTCCGCGCATTCGATCAGCGCCATCGCCTCCACGGGCGTGATAGCGCCCCGGGCCTGTAGGGCGTTCACGATCCCGCAGGCGCGGTCCTCGGGCAGTTTCTTCATGTCCTTCACGGCACGATCTCCTTCCCGGCGAGCAGGTCGTTCGCCGCATCTGCCGCATACGGCTCGTCTCGGTTCGCGGCGATCACGACAAGCCCGTCCCGAAGCCTGTTGAGCAGCACGCACAACTGATCCGCGTCGGTCGCGTCGTAGAGCGCGAACGCCCGTCCGAGCGTGTCGTTTGCGACAAGGATGTAGTCGCGGTTCTCGTCATCCAACATCGCCACCTTGCGCCATCCTGCGTCTCTTGCCATCGTTCACTTCCCTTCAAACGGAATGCAGAGTTCCCCGGCTTCGTCGCGGAACGCCGCGAGCGACTGCGCGGGAGCGATGGTCACGGCCTCGACATACGCGCCGTTCGACCTCCACGACAGATTGATCCGATCCATCTCCCCGATGCTCCCGACCATCTGGTCGGACGCGCTGACCCACGCCTTGCCCGCCGTCGCGTGGCTGCACAGAAGGGCGCTCACGCCGTTCCCCCGGGGGACGATCCGCTCGACCTCGACCACATCCGATCCGGTGTCCGACCACTTGACCGCCGGGGGCCGCTTCGCGGGCGCGGAGAGCGCCGTAGGGGCGGGCTTGGCCGGGACCGGGTCGAACACCTCGGCCACGGTCGCGGCCTTCCTGCGGGGCTTCTCGGGGGCTTCCTGAGCCTGCGGCGCGGGGGCGGGTGCCGGATCATCCGCCTGCGCCATCTCCTCGGCGCTGTAGAGGCCGCTGAGTTCCGCCGGGAACGCCTTGCGGAGCGCGAGCATCTCAGCGCACTTGCTCAACATCAGGGCGGGCATCTTCCCCCACATCCCCGTGACCTCGCCATCGCGCCCGCGCTGCGCGTACTCGCGCCACAGCGCGATGGCGTATGTAGGCTCGCGGAACGCCCTGCGCCAGACCCCGACGCGGGCGGCGACCGGGGGCCGAGCGTCTAGCCAGACCTCGCGCCACTCGCCGTCCTCGCCGCACCACATCGCAGGCACTTGCCCCTCGTACTCGCCGCTGCGCTGCGCGACGAGCCGAGCGCCGTCGATGCTGACCTGTGGCTGTCGCACATTGCGACCGAGCGCACGGTCGTAGCGCGGCACAAGGTAGATTTGCCGGGTGAACGGGTCGAGGCCCGTGCGGTTGCAGATTTGGATGAAGAGCGCGAGTTCCTGCGGCTCGGCACCCTTCGCGATGGTCTGCGTGATGATCGAAACCTGCTCGTCCGAGAGACGGACAAGCGCGTTCTCCTGTCGCTGCTCCATTGTGTTTCCTCCTGTGTTCTCTGAATGTACTTCGGGATTCGCCGTTGTCAAGCGTCCGACACGGTGACGAACGCTCCCGGCGCTTCGCCGTCGCCGCACCACACGCGGCTGATCTCAAACCGAACGACCTGCCTGTCGTTCCTGTACGCGATGCCCGCGAGCGCGTCGAAGATCGCGCGTGCGAGTTTGTCGCAGTCCGCGTATCCGGGGTAGGCGGCTGCGGTGGCGCGGAGGCCGCGCTTCCCGTAGTGGGACGCGGGCCGCGTCCATCTGGTCACGATGCTGACGGCGACCGGACCATCGCGCATCGCGATGCCCGCGTCACGCGCGGCGTTCGCGACGAGCGAGCGCCACGGCTTCACCATGCGGGAACTCTCGACCATGATCGACCTGCCGGAGCGGAGCCGCATGAGCGACTTCGACCCCTGCGGCGCGGGCCGAGCGCCGACGATCTCAAACGACTGTGTCGCGCCAGAGTGCCGCATGGCGCTTCCCCTTGACGATGAGGCACACGCACGCTTCGGTGACGCGCAGCCGGATCGCGATGGCCTTCTGCTGCTCGCCTGCGCGAGCGGATCGGATGATGTCTCGCACCTCGTCGGGCGTGAGCCTGCGCCTGCGCTTCTGTGGTTGCGGCTGCATGATGCCGCAGCATATCCGGGCGCGGTCATTCGTCACCCCCTGCGACCACAAGGTAGACGCAGATCAGCGCGGCGGCGCAGGCCGCGAGCGTGGCGATGGTCGCTTCAATCTGCATCGTCGGCCTCATACCTCTCGCGCCCGACACCGACCGCGAGCGGGGCGCGGACGGCGACCTTCGCCCGGTTGCTGTGTCCCGGCTTGAGTTCGATGTCAATCGGCCCGTCCGTCGTGTTGAGTCGAAGGAACTCGACACCCTCGCGGATCGTGACCACGACGCATCCCCGGTTCGGCTCGTTCACAGTCACTTCGCGGCCTCCGTCGCGGCGGTGCGGAAAGCGTCGGACAGGTTGTTGAACTGGCGGGCGACCTCGCACAGAACGGCGTGGCGGGCCTGCGCCTCCACGCTCCCCCAGATGCCCTCGTCCTCAAGGCGCTCCACCTGCCGCTCGACCTCGGCGCGAGCGCCGAGCAGGGAGCGCCAGAGCAGTTCGGCGGTGTCGATGTCGATGGTCAGGAGCAGCGTGACGGTCTTCGGTTCGGTGTCGTTCATGTCGATTCCTTTCGTGTTCGGGCGGTTGGGCGACGGTCGCCCGCAGCCCCCCGGCTCGCGCCGGAGGGTTGGCGGGGGATCGTCGGTCAGCCGACCTTCGTCACCTGCACATGGCCGTTCCACCCGGAGGACTTGTAGCCAAGGTTCTCCGCGATCATCTTGCCGATGCAGCGGGCGTACACGGCGTTGATCGCAAGGATGGTCTGGAACTCCTGAGAGTGGACGGTGCCACCCGCATCCGCGAACGGGAAGCAGAGTTCGTAGACCTTGACCCTGCCCGCGAAATACTCGGCGCGGTCGGCGGTGTCGAGGGTCTGGAGGAAGGAGAAGAGTTGCTCGGACATGGCGATTTCCTTTCGGTGCTAGGTCAGGCGGCTTGCCTGACTCGGGGATACTAACCTGTATCGGCGGGGGTGCAAGCGGACTTGCATATTTTTTTGAAATCCCCCCGGCCCGGTGCCGGGGGGCCGCTCGCGGCTCAGAAGTTGTAGTCGTAGAAACGGGTCGGCTTGTCGGCGGCGATGAGGACACCACGCGCCCCCTTCGCGTTCCAAGTGCCGCGCTTCGTGCGGCGGGCGCGGATGACCGGGTTCGACGGCTCGCTTGCGATGATCCACCGCTGCGAGTCCTGATTGGAGACATGGCGGCAGAACCCGCCGGGGGTGGACTCCATCTTCCACGACGGGTCGAGCGTGGCGCTCATCTCGCGAATCTCGACGGTCTGCTCGGAGATCACGCGAACGACCTCGTAGGGGATCACATCGCTGTAGCCGTGCGCGTTGAGGAACTTCGGGGCGGTCGTGGTCGTGTTCTGCATTGCGATTTCCTTTCGGGTTGAGGGACGCGGCGTGCGTCCCGATGTCGGAACCTTAGCCCCTATCGGCAAGGGGTGCAAGTCCTCTTGACCGGATTTCTGCGATTTCGGAAAAAAGAACAACCCGGCTTGCCGAGGCTCGCCGGGTCGTTATGCTCTCGTCGCGCGGCCCTACTTGATAGGACAGGCCGCGCAACGCTTCCGTGGGCGGTCGCATCCTACCGCCGAACCCAAGGGGAATCAAACGGGTCAGCCCCGGAAGGACGCAGCCTCCAGAGGCTCGGTATCTGGTTACGGGTGCAGGCTTCGGCCTGCCAAGTCCGCGAACCTGACCCTACTCGCGGCCACGGCCTCGCCGTGCGCTCTTGCATCGGAGAAGCGGCCACCCGGCGAAATGGTGAAACCGATGCCTTGGGAAACCTCGTCGGCGGCTCCGTGCGGCTGAACGATCCCGTGACCTCGCGCCTGCGGGGTCATGGTGTTCCTGTCGCTCACCATGCAACTGCGGAGGCGCGGAGCGCCGACGAGCGCCGGAGCGAAGCGACGGCGAGCCGACCCCCATGCCGTTGCGGAACCGCCGCCGCCGCCCCGGCCCCCTTCTGAGGGCCGGGAGCGGCAAGGCACGCAGGACCGAGGAGATTTCCAAAAATGTCCTCAAGTCGGCTTGCAACCCCCGTCGATAGGGGCTAACATCCCTGAACCGGGCAGGTCGCCCGGACACGAACACGAAAGGAAATCGCCATGCAGACCGTCACGAACTTCGCCTACACGATGGACCCCACCGCTCTCGGCATCGACACCTCGTCCGAAGCGGAGTTGCGGTGGTGCCTGAATCGCGCCGCGACCCGCGCTTATCGTCAGTCGCAGCGCGAATTCGCCGCGAGCCTGCTGCGGCAGTATGGCCGATGGAGCGCGAAGCAGAAGGCGTGGGCGAACGCCTTCTGGCGCAGCCGTCGCGACGAGTGGCGCACTTGGTTGGCAGAGGAGTGCTGCGACCGCTCCGTCGCGGCGCTCATCGCGAAGGTCGGTCCCGAGGCCGCGACCGCCTACGCCTTCCAGTTGTGCGAGGAGGCGGCGCGGATTCACGCGCAGGTTTCCGATGGCAAGGAGTACGCCGACACGCACGACCGCCACAGCGACCGCTACTGGCGCTCGCGCGAGGACACCGCAGAGCGGAAGATTGAGATGGCGAAGCGCATCGTCCGCATCGCGACGGTCTGAGACGATTTTCCAAAAATGTCCCCAAGGGGGTTGCACCCTTTGTCGATGGGGGTTAGTATCCCCGAGCCGAGCAAGTCGCTCGGAAACGAACCCGAAAGGAATCAGCCATGAACAACGCCCGCCACTTTGACCACATCAAGCACCAGAACACGCTCGCTCGGCTTGACGAAGCGTGCGAACGCGCCGCCGTAATGGTGGATCGCGCCGACAGCGCGTATCGCCGCGCCGAGATGGCGGTCGAGTCCCGCGACACCCCGGTCGCTCGCCGCCGCTTGTCGGAGGCGCTTGCCTGCTGCAACGCCGTTCACGCGCGACTTGATGCGGCTTATGCCGCGCGTTCTGAGTACATCGACCGCGCCGATGCCGAGCGTGCCTTTTCGGAAGGGGGTGCGGAGCGTCCCGCTCCCGGTTATGCGTACTGCCAAACGCACGGAGAGTTCTACGAGACTCAGTACTGGTCGTGCTGCGAGAAGTGTTGGAACGAAAGGGGTGCGTCGTGACGAAGTTTCCCCGTACCTCTACCCGGATGAACCGGGACTCGCTCGCCCTGCGAAGGGCGGTCGCGGCGCTTCGGAGCGCCGTCCGCGTCAACGACGGGTCGAGCGCGTCGGACGGGTCGGTGTTCGACCTCGCGTGCGAGGTCGAGCGCATCGCGAACTGCATCGCCGCCGACGCTCGCGAAACGCTCAACGCCGTCGCTTCCCGCGATGCCGAGAGGAGCGCCGGATGCTGAACCGATCCCAGATGAACCGCGCCCGAGGCGTGGTCAACTCCTACATCCTCGCGCTCGCGGAGTCGGTGCGCGAGCGGGATTCTGCGGCGGCGTGGTGCCGCATCGAACAGATCGACGCGATGCTCGACCTGCTCCACAACATCGACGCTTTGGACGAGAAGGACCGGGCCGCGTGGCGCGTCGCCGTTGACCGCCACCGGGAACGGCTCAACACATGGAAGGCGGAACAATGAGCGAAGAGTTCAAGGATTTGTGGACGAACGCGCAGTCCAACATGATGCGCGGTGAAATCGGAATCGACTTGGATCAGGACAGCGACACGGGAGCGATTTTGTATGCGGCGATCATCTCCCATGATGCGGGCGCGGATGATGTGAACTCCGTCTGGATCGCGATGCGGGAACAGGACGAGAGAGGCGACAGCGTCAGGCGGATGTGGAGCGTCCCCATCGCGCTTCTGCGCCGGGTATGCGATATCGCAGACGCGATGCACGCCGCCGCCGATGTGAACTGGACGCGGACGGGAGTTCCGCAGAAAGGACGGGATGAACGATGATGGGAAACGACGAACCGACGAAGGTCGAGAAGCCGGGATACTACGAGGAGATCGCGCACCTGCTGCGGTCGATGCGTGGAACCACCATCGTTCGCAGTCAATCGCAATCGGTCGATTCCGAGTGGCATTTCAGCGGCCATATCGGTGACTTGCCACCGTGGTTGAGATCAGAGAACTTCCGCGTGACTCAGCACGCAGCCGATGCCATCGAACGGCTCTCCTCCGAACTGGAGCAGTATCGGAAACTCGCGTTGACCCCACCATCGGATGCGGCCAACAGGCCACCGGACTGCATCGGGAACGGCATTCAGCGCGTCTACATGGTCCGCGCGTCCGACTTTTCGATGGGGCGCATGATGCCGACCCGAATTGCCACGGCAAGCACGCTTGCGGCGATGGTCGAGCGTTGCGCGAGCGACTGCCACGGGAAGGATGCGAAGTCGGTCGGCCACGGATCATGCGACCTAAGCGTGATCGTCACCATCGGTGATCTGGAGGTGGATTTTGGGAAGTGACATCGTGGCGCGGCTGCGCGTCTGGTCCGATTGGCTGAACGAGCGTTGCCCGGATACCGAGGTTCGAAATGACCTCCGAGCAGCCGCCGACGAGATCGAACGGCTGCGGAAGGAGCGAGATGATGCGGAACCGTTGTTGAACGAGTTGTGGGAGCGGCGAACGCAATCGACGGAGATGCGCGCAGAGATCGAACGGCTGCGCCGTGACTACTCATGCATTTGCAATGAGATGCGCCGCATGACGGAGGAGCGCGACGAGGCGAAGGCCGAGGCGATCCGCAGCGATCTCCGCATGGCCGATGCCGAGTTTGAACGCGACGAGGCGCGGCGGCTGTACTGTGAATCGCTGTCGACCTCCCGTCATGGACGGAAGCAGGTCGCGGCAAGCCGAAATTGGGACTGCTACGAGGAAAACCCCAGAGGAGAGAACGATGAAGACGATGCGAACGGCTGAGGATTGGAAGGGCGCGATCCGCGAGGCGCTCGACCGCAGGGGAACCTCGCGGTATGCGTTCATCCGCGAATGCGTTCGGAAGGAAATCTGCTCCATCCACACGGGCGAATGCCTGCTCGCGGACCCCGGGTCGGTTTCCTCCGACCGGGTTCCCGGGCTTCTCGTCGCCATCGCGATGGCCGAGGAAGCGGGCCTTGAACTCCGGCTCGTCAGGAAGGGGAAGCGCCGTGGCTGACATCGGATACCCCACCGAGATGCTCGCCACCCGGCGGGCGACGAGCGACGAGGCGTACGCGAGCGCGGAACTAGCCCCGTCGCGAGCGACCGTCCTGCGGCTCCTTCGGGAGCGCCCGCAGACCTGCGACGAACTCATGCAGGCGCACGACCTTCAGCACCAGAGCGCGAGCGCGGCGGTGAACTGGCTGATGCGGAACGGCTTCGTGATCGACTCGGGCGAGCGGAGGAACACCCGCACGGGTCGGAGTGCAATCGTCTGGCGGGCCGTGTCGCATCCGGTCCCGATCAAGGACGAGCGCCCGACCCGGCGGGAACTTGAGCGCCGGATCGAAGATGCGGTCGCCCTCGCGCATCTCGGCGCACCGATTTGGGAAATCCTCAAGGTTCTGGAACCGGACAGCCGATGAATCCCGCACAGGAGACAAACCCCATGAACGACCGACCCGACCGCCCCGAAGACAACGACATCCCGCCCTTCATGCACGGGATGCCAATCGAACTGGATTGAAAGCGGCGAGGGGGTCGCTATGATGCACCCCAACCCCCTACCGCGATCTTTTCCCCTGTGCGAACCCCCGGCGACGATTCGTCGGGGGTTCGTTATTTGGACTCCGAGTACGGGACGAGACGGTTCAGCGCCTCTTGTCGCTTCTTGCACCCGCAGTTCTCTCCGGCAACTGCCTTGACAACCCGGGCGACCCCGGTCGCCTCAAGCACCTTCGCCACCGTGTCGCCTAGACCCCGGCTAGGAGCGCCCGTGGCGGCTTCCGGCGCTTGGGGCGGCGGCGGGCCGGGTTCGGCCTGCGGAGGCTCTGGCGGGGCTTGGCGGGCCTTAGGAACGAACGCCGGGTTCAGGTGATGGACCTGTCCGACCCTTAGATATCTCATGGCGGCGGCGGCTCCGTGCAGTCGATTGGATGTCCGATGCACGCGACCTGCGCGGGGGTGTCGTGCGGAGGACAATCATCGGCGGCAGGGCAGTCCTTCTTGGGACCGATGATCGGACAGGGAAAGCCCGCCGGGTTCGCGTAGTTGTAATCCACGCAGTAGTTGCCGCAGCACAGGTCGTTGACCGTGTACCCGAGCGGGTGCGCGGGGTCAATCAGGTCGCCGCAGATCGCATCCTGTCCGGTCGCGCAGGCGACCACGGCGGGCCAGTTGTTGAACGCCGGGAGCGGGGGGTTCTCCGTCCTGCATCGGTACGGGCAGGCCGCATCCCATGAATTCCGGCTGCGCTGCGCCGTGGTCAGGAAGGATTCGACCGTCCACAGGCATCGGTACTCGCCCGTGTTGACGCAGAGGATCGGATCGACATCGTTGGAGAAGTAATACTGCGAGGCGATGAACCGGACCCCCTCGCAGGTCGGGATCACGCAGAATCGACGGCACGCGCTCGGAGGATCGCAGCCCTGAAGAGGGGCGGGACCGCAGACCGTCGCGCAATCCTGCACGCAGTCGTTGCAGCACACATCCCCGGCCTCCGGGTCCGTCCTGCACACGCACGCGCAGGGGACGCAGATCGACGGGGGTCGAGGCTCCCCGGCGAACGCGAGCATCGGACTCCCGATCAGGGTCGGTCCTCCGATCCCCTCTCCCCGGCTGCACCCCTCAAGGATGTTCTCGACCTCGCTCTTCGTCGGGTCGCAGTTGGCGTTCCACCCGGCCCATGTCCACCCGCCGGGAACCGCGCTGAAGTACACCCATTGCCGCTCGCGCCAGAACTGGTAGTCCGACTCGTTCCCCGGCTTGCCGTCGTAGTCGAGGAAGCACGCGGCCTGCTTCGGAAGCAGTTCGGGGATCACATCCGACTTCCGCAGAAGAGGCGTGAACACACCGTCCGTCACCGATGGAGCGGTGAGCCGCTTCCGAACGGGTCCGAGCATCGGCATCGTCGCGCAATCCTCAATGCAAGCGTCGTACCCGGCGTTCGGGAACTTGGCGTGCAAGTCGATGTACGCCTGCCTCTGATCCGCCCTCCAATCGCGGGTCTGACCATAGACCGCAGCGAACTTTTTGATGACGGCCTGCGGAGGCTGTTGGTTCAGCGCGATGGCGTTCATCAACTGCGTGTAGTCGCCCGACGAGATCACGCCGAGCGCGAGCGCCTCGTCAATCTCCCATTGGTAGATCGGAACTCCGCTGCACGCGAAAATCCACCACTTGGGAACCAGATCGTCCTCTTGGAACGGTATGCCGCCGCAGTCGCTCGACGGAGGCTCCCCCGCGCCCTGCACGCATCCCGGAACCCTGATCCGAACGGACGGAGCGCAGTCCTCCGCGATCCTCCACCATCGTTCGTGATGCAGGAGGAACACGAATGTGTCGTACATCGAACCAACCGACTGCGGACCCCCGAGCGGCGCATTGACATCCCCCTTATGCCCGACCATCTCCACGAACCATCGTGTCGCGCACTCGGAGTGAAGTTTGTCGCGCCTCCAGTTGCTCAGGCCACCGATGCCGGGGCCGAACCAAGTGTCGTAGAGACAGTCGTTCGGGAACGACGGAAGCGTGGTCGAGCAGCAGACATCGCTCGCGTACGCAGGCTCGCAGTTGGGGTTCGCGCAGCCCTCTCCCGCGAAGTAGCCGTCCCCGTACGGCATATCAATCAGGTTGATCGCGCCGCCGACCCCGGGATAGACGCACCGATAGAAGCAGTCGTAGAAGTGGTAGATCGACTGCACCGGGTCCATCTCTGGCTGAGATCGCGTGTAGCAAACCTCGCAGTTCCCGTCGAGGTAGTGCTGCTCGACCGTGTACGCGGGACGCTTGTTCCACAGGACAAGCGTGTCCGCGCAGGTGCAGCATCCGTCCGTCGCATCGCAGCCGTCGAGACAGTCGCCGCAGCATTGGCCGGGTCCGCAGCAGCAGGCGGCAGTCGTTTCTCCGCTCATTCTCCTCCGACCTCCACGAACGACGGCGGCACGCAGTACCAACCCTCCGGCAGCGTCACAAGGTGCGGCGACATCCGCCACTCTCCGTCAACGAGCGTGTACACCTTGCCACGCGTCTCAGGTCCGATCCGAACCGGACTCGCCTCGCTCACCAGAACGGTTCTGGCGCAGCCACTCCCGAATCCGAGCGCCACCCAGAGAAAGACGGTCACGCTGTACCTGAGCATCTTCGGCAACCTTCCCGCGCTCCATGCGCCGGGTGAGATGTTCGATGAGAGCGAGCGCGATGGCGGCGAGCGCCCGGTCAAGCACCCGCGCCCGCCTGCTCGCTCGTCACCTTGTTGTCACGGGCGGCGAGGAGGCCGATTCCCGCAAGCACGGCGGCGACCGTCGATCCCCAATCCGGGTTGGTGGCGGCATCGGTGTCGAACATCGCTCCGGCGGCGGTCGCGACGGCGACGATGATCGCGCAGATTCCGGCGGCGGTGGTTCTCCAAGAGGCGTTCTTCATCGGTGGATGTCCTTGTGCTGATCCCGGAGGCGGTTCACCTCCGAGTTGAGGTGTTCGATGTCGCGGCGCATTCCGGCGATCTGCTCGCGTAGTCCAGAGAGGCTTGCGTGCAGCCACGCGGTCGCGCCGACGATGGCGGCGATTGGTGCGAGGATCGTTCCGAAATTCTCAATGTTCATGTCGCGGCCCTTGGGGTCAGCGGGAAGTTGCCCCAAGTTTAGAGGAGAAGAAGTCGATTGAACAGGACCGGGCCGAGGCGGTTGTCGGAATGATCTGTAGGAACCATTGCAGGCCGTCCGTGTCAAGGATGCCGCCGCCGACAGGGATGCTCTCCGTGTACTGCGTGCCTCCATCGACTTGGAACTTGACAGAGTTCCTCGACAGCCTGTGGATGTGGAAGGTGTGCCAGTTCGTGTCAAGGGGCCATTGAACCGCTGTAGAGTTTAGATTCGCGCCCTGCTTCAGAACGGGCGTGAAGTAGGCGTTCGTGGCAAGTCGCTCAAACCAAGCGCCGCTTCCGGGGCTGTTTCCATCAGCCGAGGTTCCGACACCGAATCGAAGCGTGAAGTCCGCTCCCGCCGTGTCGGCTTTCAAGTGGAATGTCATCTGCTCAAAGTTTTCCCACACGAACAATGTGCCTGTCGTGGTGGCGTTGAGGTAGAAGGAAGACACCTGATTCGTGGTGGCGCTTGAAGTGCGCTGAATCACACCGGGGTGTCCCGTGACGGCGTTCGGTGCGCTCACCGAGCCGTTCGTAAAGCGCCACCCAAGTTCCCCGATCAGTCCTGTGGTCAGCGTCAGGCTACAGAACTCGTCCCGGAACAGGCTCGGATTGTTCGGTCGCAGGAAGTCGTTCTCGACCTCTTCCTGAATGAATGCCGGACTGACCGAAAGGTCTGCGCCCGCCGTCATCGTCAGCCCGGTTCCGACCGTGACTGCCTCCGCAGCCCCGGACGAGCCGGAACGGCGACCGAGCAGCGTCGAGGCGTTCAGGTTCGTGGCGACGAGTTTGCCCGTTCCATCGGTCGAGACGAGCGACGAGACGAGCGATGACAGCGTGAAGTCGTTCGTGAAGGTCGTTGGAACCTGATTCGTGAATACACCACCGACCTCGCGCTTCAGGAGCAGTTCGGCGGGAGCGGTCCCGCCCTGATCGAAAAAAACGCGCTCGCGAACCCCGGGGTTGGTTTCTCCGACCGCAATCGGAGCGACCGGGAACGGAACCCAAGGAGTCGCGTTGTTAGGCGATCCGACCGACCACACGCGCCCTGTCGCCGTGCAAAGGACGAGTTCCCCGATGACCGCTCCCGATGCACCCTGCGTTGGAATCGGAGAGGTTGCGAACGGGAGCAGATATCGCTTGTGCTTGATGAACGGCATGGGTCAGTTCCGTAGTTCCATGATCGCGAGCAACGCCTGCACATCGGCAAGGATCGCCTGTGCTTCGCTCTCGGTCGCGAGCGCCTGATTCGTGCGAGGCGCGAGGTTGAAGAACGGGTAGTCGGGATACCCACGGGAGGTCCAGTACGCCGTGACGAGCGCGGAAGCGGGATCGCCGTCCACCAGTATGCAACTTGGGATCGGATCGTTGCTTGGGCCTATAGGATTGAGGTTGCCTATATAGATCACGGTTCCCGGAAGGAATCCCAACACTCCATCGCCTGCTGCCGCGCTCGTCGGCGGCTTCAGTTCGATGAAGAATGTCGAACCGCTGTCGTGTAGGTACAAACTGAATCCCGGCGCGGATGTCTGCTCGGTAAGCCGCATGAAGGAACGGACCTGTCCGACCTGCTGACCCGGATCGTAGTTGTAGCCGCTTCTCTTGTATGCGATTGGGCCACATATCTTCTGCGAACCGTCGATGCACCAGACATTCGTATCGTAGTAGATGCTCTGAGCGTTCACGACGCGGAGCGGAGTTCCGGGAAACGGAGTGGGGAGTTCAAACACTCCATGATCGCCCCCGCGTGGAGAGACGATGTACGCACCATCGGTCGGGTCGTAGGAGATGTCGCGCTGATAAGGGAACCCAAGCGTCGTTCCGCTCAGTTGCACGATTGTGTTGTCGCCCTTGATGTATCGGTGCGAGAACCCGGCCATCTGCTGCGATCCGATTCCGCCGATGCTGTCGAACACCTTGGTGAGATCGCGGTAGTTGTAGATCGCGCTGCCGTTGACGGCGTGCCAACAAACCCAACCGAAGTTCGGATGGATGATGCAGTTCGCGGGCGGATACGAATTCCTCCACGCGGGCGCGTTGAAGAAATCAAACACGCTGTTGATTGCGTTGTACTGCGGATAGATAGCCGACAGAACCGCCGGGTCGCAGGTCGATCCATACGGCGGGCAGGAGGACATCCACCTGTAGCACGCCATCAGCCCCTCAAGGCTGTAGCGGTAGCCGTAGAGCGGCGAACTTGGATTCCATGCGTACGGAGCGGCAACTACGGCGCTTCCGCCGCCGTTCAGCGTCCATGTGACCGTTTCCGGCTGATACAGGAACAGGTCGTGCAGCGCAGGGTTGTACACATACGGAATCAGCACGGATCAAATCCATTGTCCCGCGTCGATGGAGCCGTCGCCGTATGCGACGATGAGCGCGTCGAGAGCGAACTGAATCTGCGCGACCGTGGTCTGAGACGCTAGGTTCGGCGTGTTGCTCGCAGCCGTCGTGCGACCGTACTGGTCGATGGTCACGGTCGCCGCCGTGAAGGTTCCGGCGGGATTCGGAGACAGAGGAACCAGACCGCCCGGAGGACCGGGCTGTCCCTGCTCTACGGTGAGGTTCACGCCCGTGTCGGATACCGTGACCGTCACCTCCGTGTTCGCGACATTGATGACGCTCACGGCGACACCTCGCCCGCATAGGGAAGCACCTGCACATTGCCGCCGATGTAGTACGGGCGCTTCACGCCGCCCGCCCATTCGATGTAGAAGTCGAACCGCCCGTTCCCCGTGTCGAACAGGGCCGTGGTCGCGGCGGGAATCACCATGATCTTCTGGTTGTTGGTCAACCCCGCCTGTAGCAGACCGTTCGCGGTCGATGCCTGCAGGAACGGCGCTTCGTTCGGGAAGGCGCAGTCGATCTGCCAGTTCGTCGCGGAGGCGATGTCGGCCACGCCGTCGAGCGTGATCGTCTGCTGATAGGTCTTGCCCTTAGCGAAGATGATGTTCCATCGGGCCATGATTTACTCGCAAGTGACCTTGACTGCGTTCGGAACCGAGAACCAATACATCTTCGACCTTGCGGATGCGTTCTGCGGAGTCGAGAGGTAGGCGGCACCATCGTACGCCATGTTCGCCGGGAACTGCTCCACCATCATCACGATGGTGCCATTCGACACCGGGACGGGTTCCACGGTCGCCGCCGCGTAGTCGGCTTGGGAGACACCCGGCGCGATGAGGTTCCCCGCCGCGCCTGCGGCGATGTACACATTCCCGCTCTCCACGGTGTTCAACGCGATGAAAGCGTCGGCCTCGCGTGCGAAATCCCCGATCTGCGTCCAAACGCCCCCGGTCGCGACGGGTTCAAGTTCCCTGAACTTGTATCGCCAGTTCCACGCCTTGGTCGGATGCGCCTCGCTCGCGAGGATTTCCGCAGCGAAGACGCGCGTGTTGGGCGCGGCCACATCGACAATGAGTGCGCCGCTTGACAGCCTGCGGGCATGGGCGATCCCCTTGCTGAAGATCATCTGGCGCGGGTCGGGATCGTCAAGCCCGCTAGGGCCGAACACCCAATCCTGATCGTCGCACACAGTCACCGTCAGAGGAACCAGAACGCGCTTTTCATCCTCATCTGGATTCACCGGGCGCTCATCAACGAACTTCCGGCTTCTGTATGCAAGCCCGTACCGGAGCATCGTGGACCGATATGCGCCGCCGTCCAGTTCAGGCCATCCCATCCACGCAATGGACCCGATGGACATCTGGAGCCGATTGACATAGTTGTCTCGGATCGCGTTCTCAAGATTCGCAGGGTTCCACGAC